GGTGCCGGCGCCGGCCCGGTGGTGGTTGGTTGTGAGAATTGCCTCTCGATCTGATCCCAGTCAAAACGCTGCACGCCGGCCCGGATCGCTGCCGCGTAGCTGTAGACCTCGCAGTCAAGCGCCTCATTGCGTGGACCGACCTTTACCCATTCAAGGACCGGATAGCCCTTGGTATATTTCGTGATCTGTTTTTCGGCCGTCAGCTGTTGAAAGTAGTCTGCATCCAGACCTATCGGCCAGTGATAGACCCCCTGCCCTTCACTCTGTTGCAGTCGGGAATAGATCGTTGACTTGGCCGTGTCGCTGCCCACAGGCCACACTTGCACGCCTGCCTTGATGGTGGTGCCTCGATATGAGACGTCCACAGCATGCGGCCGGCCGATGATCGGCTTGCCGGGTTGACTTTGGCCCTTGACGGCAAAGCATCGCGGCCCGCGCGTTCGGACAAAGTTATAGACCGCCTGCGTTCGGTTGCCGTCGCCTGAGTCGATGGCTGCGCTCACTATTTGCAGGTCGGCGCCCGATGCGTGTCGGTAATTTCGATTTAATAGCTGATCCAGCTGCCCCCACACCTCCGGCTGCGAGGTGTCGCCGTATAGCTCGCCCCAGTATACCAAATAAGAGACTTCGCCCCTGCCCCAGGCCCTAATGACCACGGCAAGGCGGTCGTGCTGTACGTCGATGCCTGCGGTGAGCAGATAGCCGCCGGCCGGCACGGTGAGGAACTGATATGGTTCGGCCCGGGTCGATAGGTTTTGCCAGTCGGGTTGACTGCCTTTTTGTTCGAAGGTTTCGGCCATCAAGGTGTTGGTCCAGACCTGCAATTTTTCCGCGTTGCTCTTTGCCTCAAGAAATAATTCGGCGATGCGCTGCCATGTGTTTATCCACCCCAATGGAGTATAGAGCGCATTGTATTTGAAGCCCTTTTTCGGCCTGTCAGGGTATTTGTGAACGTATCGGCCACGCGGCAGCATCCATTCCTTGTGGTGTTCGTCGATGCGCTGGTGGCAGTGCTCGCATTGATACCAGCAATCCACAATGGCGCCGGCTGCGTTGCGTGTGAATTTGATGCCGAAAGGTGCCTTCGGATCGCCGAATTGAAGGTATTGAAACTCTCCACAGCGAGGACAAGGCACTTCGAACCGGCCTTGACTGCTGCCATCATAGGCCCTTTCGATATTAGAAAAGCCCTTCAGGGTCGGCGTTGAATTGATATAGATTTTGCGGTTTGAAAAGGTGCCTGTTCGCCGGTCGGCCAGGTCGCCGGGATCGCCCTCGCCGCCGATATTCAGATCGAAGCCGTCGAAGTCGTCCAGGATGATATAGCGCACAGACTCGGACCGGTAGACCGCTGGGCTATTGGAGCCGGCCAGACGCCATGAGCCGCCCGGAAAGACCTTTTCCAAAATTGTCGAATCGCCGTCGCGGCTCTTGGAGTCCTTGATCTTGCCGGCCAGGCGGCCCGAACCGGCCACGGTGGCCTTTAAGGTTGTGGCCAGCTTTTTTTTGGAAAAGGACCGGGCAAGCTCTGCGGTCGGCTGGATCAATAGCGTTGGCCCTGGTTGCATGTCGGCCGTGCCCAACATGAAAATAATGCCGGCCGTTGTGCCGGCCAGCTGCGTAGGTTTCTGAACGACCACCTCTTGGACTGGTGAAGTTGATGACAGGGCCAGCAATATTTCACGGATCATTGGCGTTCGGTCAATCCTGAACCGGCCGTATTCTGCCGATGATTCACGCGGCAGGTGAAAATAATTTTCGGCCCAGGTCACCAGGTCGGTGTCTTCATCGGGCGTCAGACCGGCCTTAAAGGCTGTTGCGTAGCTCATTCAGACACCCCCTGTAGAGCGGTTCGAATTTCGGTGGTCAGTAGCCTGGTGATTTCGGTTTCGTCGCCCGTGGCCGCCAGCTGTGCCGCCACGCGGCCCGGTATTGACAACATGGCGTCGCGCACCTGCCGGGCGCATTCGAAGGCTTCTATTTCGACGTCCTCTTTCGGGATCAATAGGCCGCGTTTTTGGTCCAGCTCCATTTGACGCAGTGCGACCACAAGACGCTCTTTCTCGGTGCGTGCCTCGGAATAGCTTAAGGGCTTGGCGTCCTTTTGCGTCGATGCCTGGTTCTCTGCCAATAGTCGGTCGGCCGCTTCGACGTCGATGTCGTAGCGGATGCCGTTTTTTCTATAAGCGCCTTCCAGGAAACCGCCCTTTATCCACACAGAAACCATGGCCGGTTTGACGTTTCGATGCGCTGCGTATTCTGATGCGTTCATTAGCTCTATATCCTACTGTTTTAATCGGGTTTATTTTTCAGTGCCTACGGACGACCCGGGCTGAGCGCAACCTCGGGTCGTCCACGGCCGGGAAGGACCCCATTTGGACCATGTGGCCATGTAATTTTTCAATGGCCCGTACATGGTCCAATTACATGGTCCAATCTTTGTTATTGTTTTCATTATATAATTCAATATTTTGACCATGTGGCCATGTGATTTTTATAAAAATAGAGTGTGTCGAGAATTTTGGTAATTTTGCGTTTTTGCAAACACACACACCCAAAAAATACGAGGGTTGAGTTTTACATGGTCCACATGGCCACATGGTCCAAAGTGCGAATTTATATTATTATTCCAACCTATTATCGTGGACCATGTAATGGACCATGTAAACGACCTACATGGCCACATGGTCCATTTTTGCCCGGTCATGCTGCTAACCTGTCTTCCTCGGCCTCGGCCGCACCTTCCCACTTGGCGGTGCGGTTCATCCTGGCATCGGCCTCGGCCCGGCATTGCGACAATGAGGGGAAGCGCAAGCATCTTGGCTTTTTTCCGGTTGTCCCTCGCCGGCTTATCGCCGAAGGGCACAGCTCTTTAATCACCTTAGCGAGTGTTCGAATATCATCGATGTGCTGCCGCAACCCCCGGTCCTGGCAAAACTTCACATAACTGCCATAGATTTGTTCGGTAGGGTGTGGCTCTCCGTCGAATATATCGACCACCACGGCGCCGTCGTCATAATGCCCCCCAATGGTGTGGTATAACAGGTGACCACGGTATAGCGTGTCATCCCAGAAGCGCTGGATCGGCGAAGCGCTGAAGGCTGCCTGTTCGGCAAGGGCATCGGTGCGCGGTATCTTTTTCAGGTCCACCTGGTGGTGATTGACCTTGAGCAGATCCGCCAACATGGCCTCACGACCGCCATGGTCCATCTGATGATAGAGCCGGTCAAAATAGCCTCGGTCGCCCTTGCGCGCCTCGCTCACCTCGATGACACAGAAGCGCCGCTCATCGACCGCCGCCGGGACTGCCCACTTCGAATTGCTGGCCAGGATGAGATTGATGTGGTTTTTGACTGTTATGCTGGAGACGAATTTTTCTTCTATTGGGATCGTGTTTTCAGTGATCATGAACTTTAAGGCCGACGCCTCGGCTTCGCGACGCTGCCCCCATATTACCTCGTCTAAAAAGACCACCACCTTATCTTTTAAAAGGTTGTTGAACCTTCCGGTCACATGGCCTTGCTGCCCCACATGAAGAAAGTGCCGGCCGAAGAGCATGCCGAAGTTTTTCACGAGAGCAGTTTTTCCCGTGCCTTGGCCACCCCTCAAAGCAATGGCCGTGCCTGGCCTATCACCACCAGGGTCTTGAACGATGCGCGCAAGCCAACATAGCACCCACTTGGTCAATTCAGGGTCTTTCGAACAAATTACTTCCTCGATGTGGCGTCGCATGAGTGACCAGTCACCGGGGATTGGCTTCACGTCCAGGCCATACCAAAGGTTGTAACAGTCATCGACTTCTCGCGGTTGACCAGGAGCGAAAACGATCTGGGCATATTCCTTGCGCCGCGTCGATTTCATCCACAATGCCGCCGCGTTGACCATTTCGAATCCGCCGCCCTTTGCGACCGGCACCAGGTTGTTGGCGTTCAGGGCATAAAAGGCATCCTTTGATTTCAACACAAAATCTTCACGTCGAAAATTCCGGTCAAAAGTGCGTTGCAGGATAGTGAATTTGTCGGCCTCGGTCAGAACGGCAAATTTTTCATTCAGGGCATCGATGGCCTTTTCAACGGGGTTGTCACCCCCCTGCCCGTCATCGCCACCCCCTTTAGACCGTTCGGCGTCACAGATACTTTTGACTGTGCGCCGGATCTCTGTTTCGTCCAGTGGTGGCCGGTTCAACTGGTTCCATCGCAGCACGACTTCCAAGGTGGCGTCAAAGTCACCACCATTTACATGGGCATAGTGCCCGGCAAGACGACAACATGCATCGTTGCGTCTGCCCTGATCAACACCCATACCAAGGGTCACCAGGTCAACGACGCTGCCCCCTGCGTTGCCCTGCGACGCGCGCGCACTCGATGTGCCGCCGTCGTTCAGAGCTAAAACGTCTTTGAGCAGGTCTTCTGGCATGTCCATCAGGTCGTCGAGGCCGTCCTCTATGGGGTCGATCTTGCCCCAGGCATAGCGGCCGCCGGACTTGTGGATCGTCGGTGGCAGTACGACGATGCCCCCGTCACCCCGAATATCGACGCCCTGGCCAAGCTCCCCGGCACAGGTCTTTATGCGGTCAGCACCTGCCGGGTACTTATTATATAGATGCAGGCCCTCGCCGCTGCCGGTCCGAACGGTTATGGTGTCCATGGCATCGGGGTATCGATGGCTGAAGGCCTCGACTGCTTCGGCGCCGTCCAGGTCGATGATCACCAGGTCGCTGATTTTGCCGGTGACTAAGCCCACGCCGGCCGTTGGATGGTGCTTGAATTGCTCTTCAAGCTCTTGAGGTGTGGCCCTTTGCGACTGCTTATCCTTCCAGGTGCCGCCTTTTGGCGGATACTTGCGATGTGGCGCAAGGGGAATGATGGACCAATTAAGGGCGCAATACTGCGCCGCAAAGTGTGACGTGCTCTCCATTTTTATCCGCAAACACGACGCCACGCGTCGCGCTGGTTTCGACCGCCAGGCCATACGGCCCCGTCCAACTTATTGCCATACAAGCCCTTGCCGTCGTCAC